GCCTGTCTCTAAGCACCTATGTTAGGTTTGCCAACGGTAGAGACTCCACCGCTGGGACTGAGGGAAAGGATTGTGTGGAGTGAACAAACGTTAATAGCGGAGTCGTCGTAAGAGACGAACACCAGCATTGATTGCTAGGGAGTGAGTTAGAGAGCTGTTTCTCCAAGGCCTATAACAGACCTTAGGTACAGGGACTCAGCAGGGAACTAAACACTTCTGACGTAGTCAGTGTGGTCAGCCACTGCCCCCACTTGGGATCGAGTTGTGGACGCTCTAGATAGCGCGAAGTAAAAGAGGAGGAGAAATCCAAGTCGATGAACCGCCACTAATGGAGCTGAATCAGCTTTTAACCTTGTGGGCTCAGGATCTCAGTTTACCGAAAGGTAGGTGAGAGTGTAGGTACCAAAGGAGCTGACTAGCGAAAGCGGTAAGTCTCGGTCTTGGAGTAGGACGCAAGTCTGAAAGAGATCGAGGGGGTCCGTGGACGTTAGCTTGGTTGCTAATGGAAACCTACAGCGATACCCATCGCCTCCGCTCAGGAGCGCCTGCGGCCCTCGCCGTCTGCCCCAGAAGGGCTAGACATGAGGAAACCGAAGGTGACTAAAGGGTAAAAACCTAACATAATTTATTATGCTGTTTTCGCTTCTCAAGATTACTAATCTTAGAGTTAGTGCTAAACTTAGTCATTGGCGGCCAGATTTAAAAGTCTGGCGACACATGCTCGAACCCATGATTTCATGGGGGAGACTAGTGTCAGGTGGTTTGTCTCGTAGTAAGGTTATTCAATTGGCAACGTTTGCTAAATGGGTAGCGAATATGGTACGTAAACAAGGGAAAGAAGGTCTAGTCCAATATCTGAAAACCGCTCACACTATGCTAATGCAGGGTGTGCCCGGGTCAGAGCTGAAGGTCGCTTCGAGAGAAATCTCGAAAGTGGCCGTGGCCGCGAGTGGCGATGGTCTACCACGAGTGATCCCGCGCTATGCGCGTGGGTTCATCCGTAGAGGAGATCACGCAACTATTCGGTTCTGGCTGACGCTATTGGGTATGTATAGAATTCTTCTTATAGATCCGAAGTACAAGTTGTCCACAATAACCGCTCCGGGAGTCAAGCTCGAAAGAGCTTTCCTTCTAGAGTGGGTGTGGTTTCTTAGAAAACGATTTATTCGAGGATTGGAAATGCATACAGGTGAGAAACTCTTAGATGTTGGGTCCGATATCTTGAGTAGACCATCAGTGATTCCTTTAATGAAGTCTTCTGCGGATCTTCCCCAAGTTAATTGGGAAAGTAGTCCTCCAGAAGTCGGTCCATCGACTTCATTCGGCGCTAGGTTCAACTCCGCGAGGAGGTGGACCGAAGGCCAATGGGGATGGTCACTGTTCCGGTACCTTTCGGTTCATCCCGGAGGGACTGGTACAACCCAATCCTGTTGGACGCTAATGACTGAAGTTGCGGAAGCCGCTAGTATTGCTAAGGCATACACTGCTAAAAGTAGTGAGCTTGAATCTGTTAGGAAAGGACTTTCGCCAAAGGCAGCAATCGCCGCCCGGAAGCGAGATGAATTCTCTAATGGAAGTAATAGTAACGGTCGGCTATCTGTAAAGATAGAACCTGCTGGCAAAGCCAGAGTTTTCGCGATGGTGGATTATTGGACGCAAGTTGCCTTGAAACCGTTGCACGACTGGATCTTTTCCGTACTACGGGAGATACCTCAGGACGGTACCTTTGATCAGATGAAGCCCGTGAAAAGGCTTTTGAAGATTACTGGACCTAGTGAGAAGATCTGGTCATTCGACCTCAGTGCAGCGACGGATAGAATACCCGTCCTTATTCAGGGTCTGTTGTTATGGCAGATCTTTGGGCGTCACTTTGCCTCAACTTGGAGAGCTCTCCTC